TTCCAGTAACCTACCGTTTTCAGCTAGCCTGAACCATAAATTTACAAAATATCTAGAGGTATTTCGTTCCCTGCTTTGTTTTCTAACATGTAGCAACTTCTGCAAAGAGGAATATAATTATTCATACCAATCACTAATTGCTCTGTTTCGTTTGTAATTCTATGCGAAAACATTGCAGGTTTTCTACAGTAGTCGCATTTTGCATTAAGCTTTACTATTTTATCTGCGACCGGAACAAGGTCCAAAATTGTTCCAAATTTTTGTCTTTTAAAATCGCCATCTAATCCACAGATATAAACTTCTTTATTTAATTCTTCTACTAGAAATAATACAGAATCATAAAGGTCTTCAAAAAATTGTCCCTCGTTAATTAGAATTATATCTGATTCAGTTAATTCACTATTAGACAAAATAGTACTGATTTGTCTAGTAAAAGTACAAGGAATCATAACTTTGTCATGTGAAGATAATAATTTATCATGATAACGAGTATCATCTGAGTAATTTATTACCATTACCTTTTTATTTGTGGTAATGTATTGTTTGTATTTATTAATAAGATATGTAGTTTTACCAGAGAACATGGGACCCAAGACAATTTCTAAATATCCGCTCATTGTTGTTATATAACAAGATTTTTAGATTCTAATAAAAATCAATTTTTTCATACATTGTATAATTAAAAAACAAATAGATAAAAATGTATAAACATAAAAAGGAAAAGATAATTATAGAAATGAATCATTCAAATAATAATAATAAACAAAGTATACCTTGGGTAGAAAAATACCGACCAGCTCAATTTGATGATATTGTACTAGACCCAATTAACCGTAAGATTTTTAAAAATATACTGGATAAAAATTACTTTCCCAACTTGCTATTTTATGGTCCACCCGGTACTGGAAAAACAACCACTATCATTAATATTATAGATGAATATCAAAACAAATACAATCAGAAGAATAAAGGAACAGTGATACATTTAAACGCATCAGATGAACGTGGAATAGATATTATTCGTAATCATATATATCAATTTGTAAAATCTAAGAATTTCTTTGATGTAGGGTTAAAATTTGTTATTCTAGATGAGGTAGACTATATGACAAAAAATGCACAACAAGCACTCAAATATTTACTTCAATCTTCTAACTATAACGTGCGGTTCTGTCTAATATGTAATTATATCAGTAAAATTGACGAGTCGTTAAAAAATGAGTTTATTTGTATACGTTTTAATCAATTACCGAAACCCGATATTTACAAATTCATTAACAACATTGCGGTAAATGAGAACCTGGATTTGTCTGATTCAATTATAGAAAAAATACAAAAAATATATAACTCTGATATACGAAGTATGATTAATTTTATGCAATTACACCAAAATATAAAATTATGGGATGTCAACATAATTACCGATGTTTTCTTAGAAAAACTATTTCATTTATTACATTCTAATGAAAAAAACGACCAAATAATCAAATATATCAACGAAATTAGTATTCAATATAATATGGATAAAAAGAATATATTAAAAAATTTCTTCCATTATGTAATTCGTAAAAAAAAGGATATCATAACCACAGATTTTTTAAAAGTAGTAGAAGTAGTAATGCACTCCAACGATTCCAATATAGAATATTGCATAAATTACTTTATTGTTAATCTAAAATGTATAATCTGACAATGAAAAAATTGAAACAATATAAAGAAATACGACTTTCTTTATATAGACGTAATTTATTATTATATTAATGGCTACTGTAGTAGATGATGAATGGATGAATTTTATTACTGGAAATAATAATGTTTCATGTGGGTTTCCATCGGTTTCTTGTAATACATCTATGAAAAAAGACCCATTAAATAAATCTGATAATGTAACATTTGATATAGATTCTAATAAGACCGCACCATTATGTGATGAGCTTTATATTTCTACTAAAACAAAGGTACTATTTTTAAATCAATCTGTTGATATTCAACGCATTTTCTGGGATATTCCTGTAATGGAATACACTTCAGCAATGGACGGCGTTATTAAAAAACAAATGAAAATAGTTTCAAAAACTCCTGAAGAATTTGAGGAATATTGTAAAAAATTGGTAAATATTCCATATTATAAAGAAAATATAATAAAACAAATTGATAATTCAACAGGGAGACGTATTAAATTTAAAGATGAGCGGAAAATCACGGTGGGTATTTCTAAAAAAGATATAATGAATTGTAGAGGAAAAGTAAAAAACGCATTCTATAACTGTTTTGCTATTATATTTCGTTTTAAACACGATGGACTTTTTCGTGAAATTCACGTAAAAGTATTTAATACTGGGAAATTAGAAATCCCCGGAATTTTAAATCCTGGATTATTGGTTATCGTGAAACGCATGTTATTAGAAACAATTCAACCTTTTATAGAAACATCCGTAGAATATCTAGATGTAGATTCCGAAGAGAATGTTCTAATTAATTCAAATTTTAATTGCGGATATTATATTAATCGCGAAAAATTGCATATGATTCTCAGAGGAGAAAAATACCGGATTGAAAGTGCATTTGACCCATGTAGTTATCCGGGAGTAAAATGCAAATATTATTTTAACAATGAATTGGAATTTGACCATAACGTTCAACGAGGTCAGGTCTTATGTGAGGATAGAGGTCAAAAAATGAGTGAACTAGGGGATAATAATAAATATACAGAGGTGTCCTTCATGATATTCCGGACAGGAAGTTGTCTTATCGTGGGAAATTGTACAGAACGAGTTTTAAAATTTGTATTTGAATTTATAAAAAAACTACTATGTGATGAATATCAAAATATTCAGGTTGCCAATGAAGAAGTGGTTGCCAAAAACAAAACCACTAAATTGAGAAAGAAGACCATTAATATTACTTCTGCTTATCTACATGAAGTAAAGACGGCGGAACAAAATATTACTTTACACTAGCTGAAAGCGGTAGGTTACTGGAATTTATATTAATTATCAATAAACTATAAATACTTTTTTAACTGCAGTATACCTTTATTATTTTCAAGTGCAACGTTACTGATAAATCAATTACACATTTGAAGATTTTAATTTATTTTATCAGTATTGTTAGGGGATAGTATTACTGAATAGTTCTCTGCTATAAAGCCATCTTACAAACTCTTTCATATCCCCACTATCAAACTTTTCTCTACCTATATGTTCTTCTATATAAAACTTGGTTAATAAAAAATCATTATTAACTGTTTCTAATTTTGTACGTTTAAATTCTATTTTTTTTAATAATTCTTTTAACAAACTTTCATAAATAGCAGAATTCATTTCCATTTTTTCCTGTGTTAATTCTAAATATCTTACAGTATTATCAAATATATCTATTTTTGTTAAGAACTTAAATAAATATGTACTCGCAATATGATGACGGTCTCTAAAATTTATGTTAGTATTTTCCCAATGAAATAGTATATTGGTCATTTTTGTCATTTTTAACAATAATATTCTCCATTCTTTTTCATCAAAACAGAGAATTTGGTCACTATTTAATGTCATTATATTTGATATAGTTTGAGAATTATCATTCTGTTCACCATCATAAATATCAAATATGGTTTTTTTATAAACAAACAATATAATATCCATATGGTTTAAATTTTGAAACAGATTTGCACGATAAATTTGTTCAATGTATTCTAAATAATAATAATATGCTCTCTGAGAATAATAATAAGTCTTTTCAATTGTCTTAGTTTTAAATAATATGATTTCAAAAACTCTATGAATAGCATTTATGCCTATACAAATACTAGAAATCGGATAGTTCATTTCTCTCATTATTTCTGATTGATTTAAAAGTCCCATAAATTCATTTATCAAATTAGAATATGCTTCTACTATTAGCAGTTTAGGCGTTTTTAAAGAACGCATACAATATACAAAAAGCCGTATAAATTAATTTTCGTTAAAACTATAATATTTGAAATACTTTAGACAAAACAAATAAACTAATTCTTTTAACAATGATTTAAAGTAAAATCTAAGATATAATTTATATTTGTTTAATTATAACAACATGCAAAAAAATCCTGAACAAGATTCTGCAATTGAAACCCCCACCACTCAAACTGCCGGCTCTGGTTACAGATTGCCAGAAAACAACACACTCCAACATGCTACCAAGTTATCTATTGTTGAGGATAAACCTATTATGATGGACTATTGGACCAATTCTTTAGATAAGTCTGTCTTAATTGGTGTTAAGGAGAACAAGGAGAAGTTACTTGTTAAGAGTGAGGAGGAATATACCAGTCCTATTTCCAAAATTTACAAGGTTGGTAAGGAGTATATTATTATTACCGAGAACTCTATTTACATTGTGGATGTAGAGATTCCTACTAAACGCATTAGTTCTTAAATGTTATTAAACGTTTTTTATTAATTTACTATAAAAAAATTAATAAAATATTAAAAATATTAAAAATATTACAATGACTACAATATATTATTTAATCCCTCAATTTGTTCGCTAGTAAAACTATCAGGGAATTCTATTTCAAACTCAATGATTAAATTTCCGGTAGAGTTTTCTCTAGTCATACCCATTCCTTGTACCATTTTCTTAAAATTAGGTTTGATTACGGTCGGATTATTCAAATTGTTTAATGCTAGGCGTTTACCATTTAAATGATTTATTTCAAATACAAATCCACACAATGCTTCTTTCAATGAAATCTTTTTACTAAATATTAAATCAGTACCTTGTCTTTTAAATTCACTATTATTAATAAGCTGTACTTGTATGCGAACTTCACCCCGTACTTGACCATTAATACAATGTCCTTTATCTGATAATACAATCGTTTCATTATTATCTATCCCGGGTGGAATATTAATGTAAATCGTCTCTTTTTCAACACTCCGGACATTGTTATCAATATTAAATCGTTCAATATCTAATGGTAAATTAAACCCAGTAAAACTTTGCTCAATAGTTATTTGAATTTGCTTCATAATCGGCTCTGGTTTATTGAATTGATGAAACATTTGAGTGTGAATATTTATACCGGGTCCGCCCCCATGAAATACACGAATATTGGGACCACCATGACCCATACCTTGACCCCCACCAAACATCATATTAAATATATTATTAATATCATTGAATTCATTCATACTATTCATATGAGAAAATGGCATACCTAATCCGGGAACTCCCATTTCTAACTCCATATCATATTGTTGGCGCTTACCTTGGTCACTAAGGATTTCATATGCCTGATTTATTTCTTGAATTTTGGTGATGGCATCATCACTACTATTACGGTCCGGATGATATTTTAAAGATAGTGAACGGTATGATTTTTTTATTTCGGATTCATCTGCCCCTTTGTTTACTCCTAATATTTCATAATGAGTCGGCATTGTCTTTATTTTATAACATAAATGAAACGATTGTTTTATATATTTTTACGATTTTTATATAAATAGTATTTATTAAAATACTATAATGCTTACTAACACAACATTTATTTCAAAATATAAACCCTATTACATGAAAGACTTTTGCATAGATTCTAATTTATTATATGCTATAAATACATTAATTGAAATTAATAATTTGAACATACTCCTTATAGGTAATTCTAGTTCAGGAAAAACAACGATGTTGTATGCCCTCATTAGAGATTATTATAACCTAAAAAAAGAAGATTCTTTTCCAGAAAACAACATATTATTTATAAATAATTTGAAGGAACAAGGAATACAATATTTTCGTAATGAAATGAAAACATTTTGTCAAACGCATAGTGCTATTTATGGAAAGAAAAAATTAGTTATTATAGACGATATTGATAATATTAATGAACAAAGCCAGCAAGTATTCCGAAATTATATTGATAAGTATAAGCAAAATATACATTTTATTTCAGTATGTACAAATATACAAAAGGTTATTGAAAGTATCCAATCACGATTACATATCATTGAAATTACCCCACCAACAAATGAACAAATAAGAGAAATTATGAATAAAATTATTCATCTTGAGAATATAAATATAGACGAGGAATCAAAGGATTATATTATGATGATTTCACTAGGTTCTATTCGTGTTCTAATTAATTTTTTAGAAAAAATATATATTTTGGGAGAACCTATTACGATTGAATCATGTAAAAAGATTTGTTTTACTATTTCATTTCAAGAGTTTGAGAATTACTTTGATAAATTAAAAAACAATGATTTATCAGGAGCCATAGATGTTTTGTATGCAATTCATGATTATGGATATTCGGTGATTGATATTCTTGATTATTTTTTTGCTTTTATTAAGATAACAAAGACTTTAGATAATGACCTAAAATATCGTATTATTCCTTTTTTATGTAAATACATTACTGTCTTTCATAATATTCATGAAGACGGAATAGAACTAGCACTCTTTACAAATAATTTACATGAATTGATAAA